ATGAAAAAAACAATTGCAGATGCCGTTGTTCTTTATCCGTTGGATAATGACATGGCAAAGACCTGGTTCGTACAGTATCCCAACCCCAATGGCGGGAAACCATTAAAAAAGTACGGCAAACTGAATAAGCTTGCAACAGTTTCTGACCGGCTTAAAGAAGCTGATATTCTTATCAATGAAATTAAGAAAAGCCTGAAGCCAACCGAGCTTCGCCCTGACCTTTTAATCACTCATTTGAGTCAGGTCGTAGAGGCAAGGTGCATGGGAAAAAAGAAAAAAACTATCTGGGGTTATCATTCAAAGCTTCGACAGTTTTCTGAATGGTACCGTTCCCAAAAAAACCGGGAAATAACTGTTCAATCAGGTTCAAAATTCCTGCAGTGGATAAGCCAGAAGCCAAGCATTGGCTCCAATTCAACCATCAATGATTATCGCAGGGATTTAAAGAGCTTCTTTAATGAGTTGATAGAGCATGGATATATTTCATTCAATCCATTTGCAGTTACCCGTAAATTAAGAGAAACGGTCAGCACAAATACCTGGTTCCGGCCGGATGTCCAGCAGCAACTAAAGGAGATGATATCCAACAAGGATCCTCAGCTCTGGATTGTTTGTATGGTGCAGTTTTATTGTTTCATACGCCCGGGTGATGAGATGCGATCACTCCGGATTGGTAACATTTTGAGGGATGGACCTGACTGGAGATTTCAAGTTGATGGTATAAATGCAAAGACTGGCCGATACCGGTATATTCCCATACCGCTTCCATTAAAGCAATTACTTGAGCCCTATATCAACGGCTATCCATCTCATTACTTTCTTTTTGGGAAACAAAGGCAACCAAGCTCTGAAAAGATTGGGGCAAATTCGTTATACAACAGGCATAAATATTTCCTGCAGCTGTTAAAGCTGCCCAAAGGGTACACTTTTTACTCCTGGAAGAATACAGGGGCTGTGATGATGATTAAATGTGGTATGAGCTTTAAAAATGTTTCGATGCTAATGGGCCATACCAGCATTGAAACGACTGACGAATATTTCAAAAGTTTAGGGATAAACGATGTGATGGAAGATATTCGGAATCAGTACCCGATAATCTAGGTACCTGTGAGCGTGTAGTGGTTTCTTTTTTGCTTCTTTTTTATTTGCCGGCAAAGAAAAAAGAAGTCCGAGCGCTCGGGGGAGGCTGCTCGGATTCTCACTAAAAGAACGGCTGTAAAATTGCTCTCTTTAGTTGTTTAATCGCTTTAGTTTGCTCTAATATCAGTCGTTCTTTTTCTTCAATATTTAGTAGGACTTTTACTTTGTTGGAATAGTTGTTTTGATTGAAATATATTTTTCGGGCAGCATCATGAATAAGCTTCTTTGCATCTCCGATTCTAATATAAAGGATGACTGAACCAATCAGTTCGCGCTCAAACTTTTTTGAGATATACAGTCCATAGCAAATCCAATAATAAAACTCATAATCTTCTTTGCTGTCTGTTGTAAAGCTGTAACAGTTGGGGCAAGCCCTTTTGAGGGGCTTACCGCTGTTTATTCCTTTATTTAGAATATAAAAAGTATGCTCCTTTGCTTCATCTTCTGCCCTATAAGTTTTGATTGTATAGGGCTTCATAATTAGCTTTTAGAATGGCAAATCTTTTTCTATTGCGTTCGCTTCTTCATCTGTAACCGGGGCAGATGGAACTATAAAAGTTTCTGTATTACTGCTCTTTTTATTGCTTCCGAAAAGTTGAAAAAAACAAACTATCATATCAATAGAAATTTGTCTCACTCCTTTATCATCGTTCCAGTAATTCGGTTTGAATTTTCCGGTGGCATTTATGCCTCTTCCTTTATTTAACAGGGAAGCGAGTTCGGGCTTATTCCAAATTGAACATCTAACAAAATTTATTTCTTCGGTTACTGTTCCTGATTTGGTTTTATATCTTGTATTACTTGCAATTGTAAAGCTTGTTACTGTTGCACCATTTATTGCTTTTACTGTCGCATCTGCGGTAATATTTCCGCTAACATTTAAAATAATCATATCCAGTCTATTGAGTCTTTGAATTAATTGAGGTAAAGAGTGCCCCACCCAAACGAGCGGGGCAAGTGAATTAGATGGTAAAAGTGAATTCCTGGTCGATTGCTTCCAGTTCTTTTTGAAGTTTGGCTTTTGCCATTCCTACCATTTCACCAATTACAGCAGGGTGAGAGATTGCAAACGTGTTGCCTTTGCTGTCTTGAAGCTTTAACATACAACCTGTACCAGTAGGGGCAATGTAAAAATCTTGCAGCTCCTTTACGGCATCTGCGATTTTCTCCCTTCGCTCTAAAACTTTTTCAAGTTGGTAGAACTTTTCCAGTCTTTTTTCAATACTGGGGGATTCGTTTTTAACTGGTAGTGGCTGAACTTTTACAGTTGTGGAAACTGTCTTTTCGTTCTTGGCTGTTTCAACTGGTTTCGCAGTTGTGCCATTGGTCGGAGGAAGAGTTTTTAAACTCATAAAATCCTACAGTTTTTATGGTGTGTCTCACCGTTTAATGATAATTAAAAGTACAAAAACCCTTTAATATATCCAAACATTTTGGCAACTTTTTTTTTATCTTTTTTTGAATTATTTTTTTAAAGCAGAACACCAGTAAAATCAACCGTTCCAGAGAAATTTTTGTAAAAATTTATCGGAACACTCGCAAAGCAGCACGGCGTGACCTATCTGGCAGGGGTGCGGACTCGGATTTTTCATAGAAATATGAATCCGTCCCAAAACGGGACTGGTGCCCGAAATTGGGACGGACGCCCCCCTTATCAGACATTACGACCCCTTGGGGCGTGTCCGCACTCCCTTATGCACATTAACCCATACAGGCATAAGGGTAGGGCAGGTGCATCAGTGCTTGCACTGGATGCTGCTGCCCCAAATCAATAAACAAATTGTGGCTGAGCTTGGACTGAGCGAAGCGATTGGCCTGCGCAGTCTCTATTTGTTGGGTTAGGGATTGAAGCGTGTACCATGTACAGCGGAAAGCCCGGGCACGTAGTGCAACCCCGTTAAGAACCTACCGAAATCGGTATAGAATCATATTCTAATTGATCTTTTATACCCCACTCAAATAATCCCCATAATAATTGGTCTTTAGCATCAGAACCATGTGTGCTTTCTGCTGCAGGGAAGTTCTTGTCTTTCTCAGTTCGCTTGTCTTTCTTGGTTACTCCTCCTACAATAATAGCAGGGCTTTGCTCCACACTTTTGATCAGCATATCACATGTTATCATGTTCACCATCACAGCATCTTCTCCCATGTTCTCATAGATTCTTTTGAGTGCCAGGTGTTTTACATCATGATCTGGAGCATCTCCAGTATAATGTTCAATGACATCCCATCCATTATTGTGGAATGATTTTACTACCTCGTCTTTGAATGTAGTTTTTAACGGACTGCGTCCAATTGCAGTATGGTCGAAGATATAATGCACCAATTTGTTTTGATGATCCTTGTGTGTCTTGCAGAAAGCATTCACAGTATCTTCTATTCCTTTAGGATCTTCTGCATAATGGTAATCAACAATGTTTACCGTTCTTATTTCTTTGTCTGGTAATCGAGATACCTGGGCAGCAGGCATTGGTGCTATTCTAAAGTTATAGTCCATTGCCACAATGAATGGTAGTGTAGGATTAATATCCTGCAATCCTTCATACTTGTTTTTAGAGCCGAATGTTGGGTAATAGCATTGGTCAATCTGATCCGGGTCTTTATTCAAAATGGCAACATCGAACTCTAATTTACTGCAGGTTCTCTTCTGACTTTTAAAGTAGAATTCACCAACTACTTGTTTATTCTCATAAGGCGCCATTTCAGAAACGAATATCAGGTGCTTTCTTATCCTATTTATTTTAGATTCAAGCAATTGAATCTTATCCCGGTATTGCCGTTTATAAACGGCGCTTGAATAAGTTTCGGCTTCTTGCTCAAGCCTGAATATTTCCATCTGTAGCACCCGGACAACATCAACCGCTTTTTGGTCTACCAGTTTTCTTTTACTCAAAAGCCATTTTACATCACCCCATTTATCTGTAAAGAACCATTTTGAAAGGTATTCCGGGAGGTGGCCGTATTTGTCTTCGGCTCCCCTCAATGCCGGTACAACTTCCGTATTGATGTCCGCTTCTTTTAAAAATTTTGTTTCATCAAAGATGGCTGCCTGAGCATTGAATGCGTTGGCGGATCCCTCAACTGCTAAAGAGACCAGGCATAATGCCATTCCGGATGGGAAACTTATGACTCTCTCGAACTTATCGAGTGGAACCAGAGGCTTGGTCCAGTTCTCTGGAGGCTTCTTATACTTGATGAAATCTACCCCTTCAATGAGCTTGAATTTCTCAATGAAGAAGTTCATTACGTTAGGAATGATTCTTGTTTCAAGGCGTTCGTATGTATCGCTAACGATAAGAATTTGACTTCTGGGCATTACTTTGTCCAGTCGAAGAATTCGCGGGGCAATACCTCCACCTGTTTTGCCACCTGCTCTTGGCCATAGCGCATAAGTGGTATTTGCATTGACAATTTGAATATCTGCCTGGCTGTCATTCAAGTTAATTTCAACACTATCAGTAATCATCATTGTTTTCCAATTTTTTGACTATGTCATCAACCATTTCATAAGCAGCGTCAACTGTTAAGTTATCGTCTGTTTTCTTTACGTTGTTGAAATTGAAAATGATATTTTTAGGGGATTTAGGCGCGCTATAGTCTGGGTACATTTCAAGGTACTTTTGCATCACTTTTTCAAGCTGTGCAGCACTCATACAGTCCTTAAGTAAGTAGCACTCATTGATCTTATTCTGTAGGAATTCAATTCTCATCCCCACCCAGTATTTTTTATTCAGCGGTGCCGAGCTGCTGAATACATATTCAGCAGAAACCATATCCCGGAAAGCAGTATCCCTTGTTACATTGAACTTGGCCATGATGAAATTGGCAATCGTCTCTCTTTTGTATTTTTTCTCTCTGATTTTCTCATCAGCAAATCTCCATCTATCCAAAAGCTTTTTTTGAACATCTGTTAGCATGACTAAATCATCATCACCACCATTTTCAAGGTATCTGACGATTGTATCTCTGTTATCTGATGCAAGTCGCTCTAAACTAGTTTTGCTCATCAATTAAAATTTTGCTTTTCGTTTCATCAAAGTATTTGAGGGCCAATGTTTGTGCTGGAGAGCTGCCAGACCTTGCTAAAAGGAATGCACTTTCTCTGATGGCCAATTCACTGGAGTAAAGTCCCTTATAGTATGAAATTGAGACGTCACTTTCTTCATCAGCGATTAATGCTTTAAATAAACCCGGGGAGATGCCCAGGATAAAGGCGGTCTCTTTTGGAGAAAATGCTGCCGCTGCCAGCCTTTCAACTTCTTTTAACTGATCACTGCTGAATTCCATCATTTATTGCTTTATCAATCCATTTTAGCTGCATAGCAACCGCAAACGGGTTTGTGGTAATTATTCCGGACTCATACCGTTTATTCTCTGTGTAATTTGCACTTCCAATTACCGAGATGCTCCATAATTCATTGGTTATCACTGTGACTTTTGCATGAGTATCTACCAGGATTAACCTGTCAGATATCCCTTTCATCAATTGGAAGCTACCTGCAGTTCGCACATCGATTCGGTTATCCAGAACACAGCTCAATGATAAAATGGATCCTTTCTCTTTGAGTAATGCCAAGATTCTGGCAGGGCTTTCACTCATAGCATAACTACTGATGGAAACATGGGCCGGGCCGGTTATATCCAGCAATGCCATCAGCATTTCGTGCATGCTCCAATCGCCATTGCTCACCCAATAAACTGTAGCCTCTTTTTTAACCAGGCCAATTACTTCAGCAAGGGCAAAGCTATCACTCATGAACTCACTCATACCATCACAGATAAGCCCTCCTCCAACTGGAGCTGCAGGGCTTTTAACCGCATACCTATCAAAGTCAATTCTTTTCCTGGTATTCATGGCCGGTGGCTTTTTGGTACTTTTCTTTCCAGTCGGATAGCAGCTGCGCGTATTTAGGATCTGTTGGCTTCTCGCTTACATTTTTACGATGCCTCCGGATTTGTCTTTTGCAATTTTCGACATACCGGCCCAGGGCGATCGGATCGGATGGTATTTCGAAATCATCTTCTTTTACCTCTGGCAAGCGGCCATGTTCAAGTACGTGGTCACGTTTTGCCCAGATTTTCATGCACTGCTTTTCCAGGGAAAGGATCTCTTCGCAGATAGGTTCGGCTTTTTTTATGGTTTCCGGGCTATTATTGCTGCCAAATCCCTGTAGCTGGTGGCGAAGGAAGTTCATCTTCATGTATAATGGCTTCCATTCTTTATTTAAGGCCTGTAGGAGCGGGGTATCGCCGGCTGGCATCTCCTTGATCGATATATCCGTAGATAAGCCAATTACGGCCTTTTTACCGCTGCCATCGGCAATGGCGGACAGCTCTTCCTTCAGCTTTTTTTTATTGAATGGAGTCTCTCCATTTTCCTTAAATAGAGTTTTCAAGGCCTTGTCAGTTCCAAATTGCTCATAGAGCAATCTGCCAACAATGAAGTTTTGCTTGGAATTCAGCCAGTTATATATGATTTGCATAAAATAAAAGTCCGCAACTAAGTGCGGACTTTAAAGGACAGTTTTGATTTAGGATGATTTTTGGCAAAGCCAGACGAATTCATCCTCTTCCAGCTCGTAGGTGAATTTCATCTCTCTCAATAGGTTATGCAAATCTCCAAGTTCAATGGTTACGCCTACGTGTTTGGCCACAATGTCCTGAATTTGCATTGAGCTGAACTTATCAGTGGCGGTTGAGTTATCTGCAGGGTCATATTTCAGCGCAAATACGCTCAGTGCTTGCCAGTATTTATCTTTTTTATTTTCATCCATGTTTTACCTCCTTTCCTCCTAAGTCGTACCAAAAGTCTCCAAGTGTTTCCTTGATGCTGAGAGTTGATACCGGTGTTATCAGGATATGGTCCTTAAAATGGATGTCCATGGCCATCATTGAGTTGGTAATGGAGTGAAGCGCCTCCTTTACATGCTTTTGGTAAATGTGTGGAGCACTAAGGTAGAATTCTCCTGGTACATTATGGCAGCTGTAAATGGAATTTGCGCAACTATGGGCTGTCATCCAGTTGATCATGCGATAATGTGCCAGAGCAGACAAATCAAAAACAGGATTGCCCAGGTTTACGATATGATGGGCAATTACCTGGTTATATACATTCAGCATGATAACCGATAAGCATACTTCAACATCAATAGTGTCTGGCCATATCTTCCGGAAATACTTGGCAGCATCCTCAGCCTTTTCGATTGGCTGCAGGGGAGAGGGTAGGTCGTAGACCAATTTAAAGTGCGGGAATTGCTTGTGTGGCCGCTGGGGCATTTGGGTTTTCTTTGTTAGCATAAAAATAAAATTGGGGCAGAGGTGCTAACAAAGATCTACCACTAAGTGGTGGGTTTGTCGAGAGCCTCACGGACATCTCCCTCTGCCTTATTTTAAATAAATTGATTGAATTGGACATCTGATAGATCTTTATTAGCACTTCAAATGTAGTAATTTTTTTCAATTCTCCAAATTTGCTAGAAATCATCGGAATTTAAAAGCATTTCTTTATTAAGTGAATTTATAAATAGAATAATATTCTTGTATGCATCGCTTTGCATCCTTTCCCAAGCCACTTTAACAACCCATGATGGCTTTTTGGGGGATAAAAAATTACTCCAATTTGTAGCTCCTCCACTTGGGAATGTTCTTCTTACATCTCCAATTTTAAATGTATACCTGTAACGATTGTCTTTGCATTCAATTTGGAAAGTAAACTTTACATCTCCTGTTGCAGGAGCAAGTACATCAGAAAATCCTACTGTTATTATCCCATTTCCAACAATATTTTTTGCAATATCATCTACTAGCTGAGTTGCATCTTTGCCACTCACGAAGCTTTTTGAAACAAAAGTTTTAGCTCTAGAGTAAAGTGTTTGAGCACTAGTATTCTCAACTTGAACCACTGATCTAAAAGTTATTTCATTTGTGAGTGAATCTATTGGCCAGTTTACCTTGCCTGGTTCATTGCTCTGCTTCTTGAGTTGTTGGTCTCTGTAATATAAATCAGGGTCCTGTGCGTTGATTTGATTCAGAAATAAAAGGCAGATGATCGCCCCAAACATGTTTTTTACCATGACTTTCAATTTTAATAAATGAGATGTAACAAGTGGGGATATGAAAATACGACTATTTAAATAACAATATATCCCGCTCCCGGATCTACACGATATTTAATGTACATATACGCAGCCCCAATGGTAGAATAGCCCCTTCTTTGGTATTTTAAGTCAGGTTGAGCTGCCCGGTTGTTGCTTGTATTGGTCTCACTTACCAGTTCATTGGCCGCCAAATTTGTTACTGCAGCAGAAAGTGTGATGCCATACTGATCAAAGTCCGAGAAGGCAATTTCATCGGTGCTGAACTGCTCTGTAAGTAAAATTTGGAGCCCTACCGGTGTTTTCGGGGTGGTGCCGGCAGCATCAGCAAAACAGCGAATAATTGGTTTGGCTCTACGAACATTGGTCCAGTAAACTGTTCCGTAGAACTCTACATCTGGAGCATCGGCATCGTCTTCCCAAATGAACTTCACATAGGTAATGTCTTCTTCTGGTATGGATGGGATTAAATCAAGCTCATTTAGAATAATTGGCTGCATTGTGGCCAGGATATATCCATTGTATGGGATCGGGTCAATAAACTGCTGAATTAAGTAGGGCTGATTGTTTATGTTAATGATATCAGTCCACTTTAAATTTTCCAGCTCATGATAGGGCAAATAAAGCCTTCTTTCCACAGGCGTATTGACCTTTAAAATCTTGAGCCAGCTTTTATACCAGTAGTTAATGATGCCATAATCATTCCCGGCATTGGTATGCACCCAAACATTACTCCATCCTTCAACCAGTGCTCCACTAGGTAAAACAACTGTATCGCCGGCATAAGGGTAATTTCCGGTACCACCGGATCCATCTTCTTTTGTATCTGCAACCATACCCAGGTAAAATAAATTCCTCAAACCCCATTCTTTATTTCTGGGTTGCCGGCAATACGGGAATAACCCATAGTAATCGACAGGCAACGGATCTATTTCAACATGGTTTATCCTGGTACTATACTTTGAGATAACTGCTGGCAAAACTGTTACATCAGTGGATATTTCATCCGTGCTGTTCTTAATTTCTTCATCGTAAATATTGTAAGCGTGAAGAGTCCATTCCCTTTCATTCAGTTCGGTATTGACGGTAATTTTCCACCAGGCGTTTTCATAAAAAGTAAATATCAGGCTGTTGTCATATTCAGCACTAGGCGTTGGCAAGTTTCCCTTCTTGAAAACAGGATTTTTAAATGTATAGTTGGTGAAGTCAGGAGATGAGATGCTGTCATCATTCCCGGTAAAATTATTTCTGAAGCTGTATTTTCGGCTATCCCCGCTGTAATCTATATCAACAATCGGCCCGGCAAATGGTGTAAAGTCCTTTGTATTTGCGCTGATTCCGACTTCTTTAAGCGCAATTAGGTAGCAGGTCTTATTCTCACTATCGAAAATTGGCGCCCATCCATATCGCTTGCAATGCGCCAGAATAAAATCCTTGGCTGTTACTTCCGGAGAAAACATTTTCCTGAGTTCAACCTTTACACTGGCAACTGGAGAAATAATAGGGATGCCCAGCCCATCTGTTCCGGATTGATAAGTAGTCTTTACCGGGTTAATATTGAGCAGGATTATTTTCTCCCAATGGGAATCATTTAATCCAGTTGTATTAAGCGTCCATCCGATTTCTGCAAATAGCTTCAGCAAGGTGTTTTTCAGCTTTGGCTGTGGTACTGGCCAGGAAAGAGGTATCATCTGGTCGGATGGTATTTCCAGCCCTCCTTCAATCACTCCTGGGCCTAATTGGTTCATCCATCCTGAATAGGTTTCATCTGCAATCCAGGACTCATTCCGGATTGGAACAAAGACGTAATCAAAACTGTTATCCGTCCATGTTTCATGAAATTTTTGCCAAAATCCATTTGAACTATCAAATGGCTCCCAGGTAGTGAAAGGGTACGTATCGCCACCCCCCAGCTCAAAATCGACCATCTTCTTTTCCTTGATGGTATTGAAGAAATCACTGTAACCGGTCAACAAAAAACCTTGAACATTGCCTTTCCCGGGCTGCGCTTTATTGGTAATCGTTTTGTCAATAACCATTTTACAGCTGTAGCGAAAGGTCTCATTGTCGAAAACATCAACTGCAATTTTAATTTTTGACTTAATGCCATATTCAAAAAATGCATCTCCCAAAAGGGCTACGTTGCTGTCTTCGTAAAGTATTGTTATTGGCATAGCGAACTCTGCAGTAACATTCTCCAATAGAAATAGAGGGCTGCTGCGCTCCATTTCAACTATAGATCCTGGTGCAAGTTTTAAAAAACTGTCTTTATGCCTGATTCTTAACATGGTTCTAGTATGTTTCTGTATCTGTACCTAAGCCTAAATCGATGCCTTTGGGAGTAAATACTGGATTATAGAAAGGGATTGCCCACTCGATTTGGAATGAGAATTTCTTATCTGAGCTTTTTCTTAAGTCGACACCTCTTTGAACGCCAATAACTTGAACCCATCTGCTATCTAGCAATTGCCAAATGGATAAGCTGATAAGCAATTCAATCATAACTTCTTGAGGGATTTTCATGCTTCCATCAGCGGTTCTTATAAAGCCAATGTCCCCTTTATAAGTATCCCTTTTGGAGATATAGCTGTGAGCTATCTCTCCAGGTTTTTGTGTTGCTGAGAACCCGTCTAATGTTAATGCGCCTTCAACTTCAGTTATATCTCTGTCAATTGTCCAGCTGGTATCTCCTTTTACTCTGATGGTATCAAACCCACCAAGGCTATTATGGAATCCTAAATCATAGTAAGTGTATTGTGGGCGATATTCAAGATAGTATCTGTATGGATTATAAAGGACTTCATCGGCTGCATTTAAAATGGACACCTCATAATACATTACTGGATCACCACCGGCAAGCGCGCTAATATTCAAAAAGCCGGGTGACACGTTAATATGCCAGAACAAAGCCTCCGAGAAATCAACTGCAACAATATTATTGATAGTAGCTCCATTCAGTTTTTTAATGGTGATTTTCAATTTTCTAGAAACTCCGGTAATGTAAAGAGAAAGGAAGGCAAATTCATTCGCGAAAATGAACCTGTTCTGAGGTTGCCAGGTAAAGAAAAGCTTATTGGTCGACTGATAATTAAAGTAGTTGTTTCTGCTAAATTTCTGTTTCTCAATGCCTCCTTTTAATGCAGTTCTTACTTTCTCACTTTCAGTTTCATTAAAAGCATTATCCGGAGCCAGGGCTGTAACTTCTCTGAATAGTATGTAAAACTGAACAGCCTGCAAATTAGCGTTAGTAGTAGGTAAATTTATTGCAGGTATAACATATGAAGTCTTGGTATCAATTCTGTCATTTATATACAGATACGTTTTCCCGTCTGAGTTCGGCTTTAAGTTGAAAGTTTTTACCGGCACAAATACACTGCCCGGCTTCAGTTCTTTCACGTATAGCTCAATTTGCAGGTAAAATCCAGCAGGTGTGATATCAGTAGATTGGAATACATATCTGATTTCATTTTTTGTGAAGGATAATACTGCAGGTCTTTCAATTACTGATGTGCTCATGGCTTCCAGTCGTTTGCTATGTATTTAAATGAATATCCTTTGGCTTGGTCCTGAAAAACAAGGTACCAGCCATACAAATTTTGATTTATTGGCCCAATCATTTCTGCTGAAGCTCTGTTTAAATCGAATACGAATAAGTTTCCACAGCTTCCATTGTTATCGTAATCCTCAAGCATATAAGCCAAAAATTTGTCCATAGCTTCCTCCGCTTTCTCATAGGCTTTTTCAATGGCGTCAGCTGTGTACGTATTGTTTTCCAAGTCCAATTTGGAAAGAAAATAGAGGTGATTGCTTATCACCTTATTTGGCAGGCCGGTATCATTGTTCCTGTAATTAACGGAGTGCCCAATATGAACAACCGCAGGAAAATGCCCCCAATTCTTACATGCAGCATTAAATTCATCTTCTGCATTGATGCGATGGAATGAAACACGTTTGCCTCCCTCAGGCAAATCTTCATCATGAGCAATGAGTTTACTTTTGGTGGCAATTGATTTGAAATAGGTGCTTCTGGCTTTGTAATTACTCATTACGTATTTTTTTTCAGGTTGTTGACTTCTTCTATCATAATATTCAGCGCCATCAGTATCTTATGTACAAAGCTGTTTTCAACATGATCAAAATTCCCATACTTTTCACCTGCTACACTGTGCATTAAGGTAAAAAGTCCTTGGTAAAGATTCTGGTCATTAGCTTCTGTTTTATTGAATATTAAAGGGTATAAGTTGATTAATTCCATCCTGCATCCATCGTACCAAAGAAGGATTGCTAGTTTCACTTTTTCTGGCCATTTAGATACAATTCTCATATGCCAGTTAATATCCCCATATTTAAAAGGGATTCGGTGATCTGCATCCGGGTTCCGGTCATGGTCATAATCAGGTTGAGCCTGCCGGTATAGAATAGCCACGAGTCTATCCAGGTATTCTGGTTCTTGGGTACTGATCAGTTCCTGGTAGGCCATTTCCGCATGGTTGAATTCATGCATCTGCAGGTTGTCGAAATGACTGTCAGGTCCATATAAATCCCCCCAAGAGGGAATAAGCTGGGTGGTGAGGGTGTTTTCTTCAAAAACCCATTTAATGTGTTCCGAGGCATTCACAATTACATCTTTTGGCAAGAACATGAACTTCATTGCACCCATGCCAGACAATATGTGTAGGGCCTTTATCAATTGCTCTACAGCATCCTTTTCATTATGCTTTACATCGGCTAGGGCAATGAGCTGCTCTTTGCTTAGCTCATTCCACTCAGAAGGCAAAACAATTGATTTTTCCTTCCCCTTTTTATGGTAAATAAGTTCTATCAAAATCTGAATATTGTTTTAGTTATGCCGATCCCAATACCTGGCCGGAAGCTGGATCCATCATAATAATACCCGGCATTAACGCCAATTGCCCATTTTGGGGGAGGAACGGTTAATTTAACAGATTGAAGCCCCTTTATTGACGAGTTTGGATTCATTGAAAACGCATTCAGATAAAGCTCTTTTGGGGAGAAGATATTTCTTCTTTTAGTGTAGGTCACAAAAGTTAAGCTATCGAAGCTTTTATAAACGATATCAATTGAATCATGCTCTATTCTACCTGCCAGCTTAATAAATTTGTTCTGGTATCTGAACATCTTTGCAGGGCTCAAAGTGTCTGTTATTCTTACAGTATCGGGCTTTAATGGAAGACTATAGCTGCCCTCTGAAGTAATGCCTGCAGCCAAGACTTCTTTTAGCTGATCATTGGCTATTTTCAAGCTGTCCCGTGCCTCTTTGAGCAAGAACTGATAATACTGATCTAACCAGACATCATGTTCAGCCTGCACCACTTTTGTTTCGGTATGAACCGTACCAGAAGGAGCGATGTAACTCTTCGGGATTTGCTTTGGTATTACCTTGCCATTGGCAGAGGTTGTGGATACAGGCTGAGCATGATTGCATGCACGCAAAGTGCATACTACGATTGCAACCAGTAGCACTATTGCAATCAATATTTTGTACCAACTAATTTTTATTGTTAACATCGGATTGAATTGAGTCTTTAGAAATAATTCCCAATAAGCTTAGGCCAAATGCTTTGAATACCACCAGATTAGTAATTGGCTCACTGGCTTGGTAGTAAGTGTAAAGAAGAGCTCCTGTTGCCGTAAACAAGGCAATTAGAGTTGTTTTCCAATGAACGATCAAATGCTCATAGGCGCTTTGGGCCATAACATTGTCAGCAGCTTTTAGGCCGAATAAAATGCCAGCGCCAGCTTCAACAATGGTGACAACATCAATGGTCCCAGTGGTGAATTGAGTCAGGGCAATGATAATCATTGCATATACAGCACCAATTACGGTAGTCATCCAGTCTTTTTTAATAAGATTGTTCATGTTTGAGTTATTGAATGGTTATAAAAATTTTTTCTTTTTTCTCTGCTTTTTTGATTTTGGCAAACAATTGCCTGAAAGCAGCTCTGCTATTGAGCACTTGTGTATCAGTATGGGTGGTACCGGTAAGCGGACATCCTTCTGTATCCTCGTGTGTATTCCCAGAATGCATCCTGATTCCGGAAAATCCTTTTACGCCGATTAGCAAAGGCATATATTGTTGAAACCTGTTTGAAAATGAAACGACAACCTCATATCTGCCAGTAGGAATTGCCGTTTGAGCGAATACCTTCTTCTGGATGATTTCGTCCAAGCTCATCTGATCGGTCAGGTTTCTGTCTTTGTCTTCAAGGGTATAGCATTCAAACTCCCCATCAACCAGTAGATGACCAATGGTGCATTTATCCCCTTTGATTACTCTATTTAATAGTATTTCCATAAAAACTTTTTTACATTCCAAAAAGTCCGTCTCTGTTCTGGTTACGGCTTTCTTGATCGGATTTTGATGCAGGAGCTGTATAGTATTTTGAATCTTTGTATGATTTGAAAAGATCTTCACTTGCCTTACTGTCTAAAAAATCAATAAGTTCTTTCATGTAGGCGTTTCCACTTCTCAATGTGCTATCATATAGCCTGCTGAATTGGCTGTCTGATGCTACCTGCTGGCCTTGCTCGGTCTTGTCGTTTTGCTCTTTTAGTGCAACAGTTAAGCCATTGACCGTGATTTTTACAGGCAATAGCTCTACAGCTTTATTAACGGTATAGTTTACAGCTGCCTTTTTCAAAAGTCGTTGAGCAGCGAGTGTTGACGGATCGTCCCCTGAATAGTCTTTTAATTCCTTGAAAGTTTCATCACCAATGCTGCTGATCAGGTACTGATCTTCTACCTCACTAAGAAGCGGACGAAGCATTTCAAAAGTCCGGTTCGGTTGATGGATGAAGTAATATTTTCTGAATTCATCCCCGGTTTTAATGAGCGTGCTATATCCTTCAGGTATGTTCCATCCCAAATCAGTCTTGTTCGCATAAAGGAATTGCATCATTGCCTCCTGTGCCGCAGCTCCTTTTTCGGCCAGGGATTCTTTAAGCTGCTCATACTCCCATCGATGCAGCGGATCCTGATTTTCGCTTCTATTTACACCAAGGCCATTATCCCCGATATTAATGTGTAAAGTGGCTAAGTCCATCCAATAGGATAGCGGGGCAACAACTGCTCTGATTAAATTACAGAGCTTCCATTTAATCGTATTCTCTGCAGCAGCAATACATTCACCTAAAAGACCAGAGCCAATGATTGGAACGATGAATTTATTTTCTGCAGCTACAATGTCCGGTAATCCGCTGTTAGAATTGGTGAAGGATACTTTTACGTATTGCTTCAGTTGCTGGTGAGTGGTTATAACTGGCATTATTGGACTTGTGATTTTGTAGACTTGCCGGTATCCAAGGTGGTTATTAGACCACTTTTATACCTGAACACAAGTCGAGGTGTGATTTTTTTTGTTGCTCCTGATTTTAGCTTGTGATCTCTTGGCGTTTCATATTTTTTAGCCCAACCATTAATATGCTTCACCAAATCAAAAACCTTGCAGTTAAGCATCCTTTCTGCGTGCATCAGCATGATTTGTACTGCGAATGCTTCCCTTATATCAGATCCTGAACCAGCTCCACCACTTGCGCCATCACCCAGGAGATTACCTCCCCATATAGCAGGGTTGAAAAACATGGAGAAAAGAATCTGTTTATCTGCTGCAGCACTATCCGGTAACAATCGTCCCTCTTTCATTTTATCATCAATCACTTCAATCTCTATATCCGGAACAACTTGTTTGGTGTAAGGATCTGTGTACTTGCCACAAATAATTGATTTGCCCTGGGCTTGCTCGCCGACTAAAAACTTATTGATTTCATCATACTTATCATTAATGGTTTTCTTTCTTTGTTCGGGGTTGTATGTATCCCATCCACGATGCTCCCTTTTCCAGTAAGTATCGGCAACTGTAATCAGGTACTTTATGGTCATCTGATTTTTATGCATTGCCTTTTTGAACTCAGGAACTGCCCTGGAAACCTTTACCCATGCCTGTGCCGCTTTCCATAACGGCCTTGGATAATATTGCCTACCATTGTGAAGCATCCGGTGTAGAATGGCAAATTCATGCTTTGAAGTTCTAGTCTCTAAATCTTGCAGCTCATAATCTTCTCTCAGTACTTCAACTCTTACCAAATTATTATCTGAGTCAGAAGAGACATCGCTCCAATCTGAATGTAGAAACATCTCTTTTATGATACCTGTAGCCGGCTCTCTTTTTTTGAGTCTTGCATCAAAAACATCGGTAGCGAAGATTCGATTGATCTGCGTTCTGTCTTTGCTAAGAATCATCTGCGTAGCAGACCATCCATAACCAAGTAGGTTGTAGATGGTTTTATACGAATATTGATAGCTGTTGTTTTTTTCCAGCCATCCCTGAATGTCGGCATCAACAATATGCTCCAACTCTTCATTCCCTTCATGATCTACACTTAGGAGCAGAAAAGGCTCAATTCCTTTTCCTAATGCCATTCTTACCTTTGAATGTATACCGGCACTTAATACCCCGGAATTCTCAATATCATCAGCCATTCTGATTGGATCCTTATTATCTGTTCCCCAGTCAGCCCAGGTGCTACTACCAACACTGGTTGAGGTGTCTTTTGTTGCACTTATTTTTGATCCATCAGGCCTTGCATCAGAGTAAAATGCCGCTCCGGTATTTACACCATATCCAATTCCATCTTTAATAATGAGTGTCATAGTAATGGGTTATAGTACTTTGCAGCCATTGAATTCAACAATTAGCCTGATATGAACCTTAATAAGATTCCCATTGGCCAATACTTTGATATTCCTGGTACTGTTATCGTAGTGATTGGGATTGCGTTGAATTCGGCTATTTCTTTCTTCTCTCTTCGCCATTGAATTTCTCTCTGATGGCAGCCTGTAGTTATGCTTTACGGCTTCTTCAATAAAAATGTATTGACCACCTGCCTCCTTTCTGTGGTCATAGGTCCTAATGCCTATGCTGAATTTTTTTCCAGCATCCATTTTTTCTAAAACATTTTCAAGAGTGATTGTATCCATAGCTTGACAGTAAAATTCATGCTATGAAAGGCTTCCAGAAAGGACAGTGATTAATTACAGACATAAAAAAGCCCCGATCTTTTGAATCGGGGCCTGCTGAAAATTTTGCGAACTAATTCAGCCAAAGCATAGGTTGTGCTATTTTATATCCTGCCCGTTCGAGCAGTTCGATTTTTTTATCTAGAGAGATATTATTCTTACCTGTTTTGATGGCATGTCTCATTGAAGCGACAGTACCGTGTGCTAATCCAATTTTATGGTAGATTCCTCTGGTGAAAATCATCTGATTAAAAGCTTCTTCAGTAGTCATTATTTTGGCAGGTGTTTAAGTGAGCGGATATATGCCAATGCCTTTTTCTGAAGAGAGATCATTTTTATCTGGTCGATCGGGCTTGTAGTAATTACGTTAATTAACGTATGGGTTGCCTCATCGTAAGAGGCCTGAAACTTTGGCTCTTTATTCCGGATAATGATCACCTGTCCATTTTCCCTTTTCAATTCATGAATATTGCGCTCAGTCATAAAGCAAATGTAGTACAAATGTTTTAATATATTAAAACATTTATGCGCGAGCTTCAGACAGGACTTTATACCTGGTTTCCTGGTTTTCTTCAATTCTTTTCTGGGAAATATAGGCGTTAAGGGGCTGATCAAGCTTGTTCATCAGCATAGATAGCAGAAGCTTCAATTCCGGGTCACTATGGACTATTACCTCTGGCGTTATGGATCCATTTCCGGCATTGGAGCCACTGTCGAAAACACCACCTTCAGCCAGGTATTTTCTACCAAGCCCGGCTTTATTAAGCCCGGAATAATCAATGGAGTAGTAGGGTCTTGTTTGCCAGCTTGGTTTGATTGCAGCCCCGCCATTGTGCATTGAATTGTACAGCAGGGAGTCAATGATACCTTTGTTGTTTTTATAGGTATTCCTGGAAAGGATCATGTATGGCTCACCGGCTTCCATTTCACCCACTTTCTTTCCGGATCTGCTGTCAACCATATGGATACCTCCATCAGCATGTCTGGAGCCCTCGGCGATACCTCCAGTTTCGAACATCGGTTGTTGTGCATTGATGTTATCAATTGCTGCAAAAGTTTGTGCAGCTAGTAAAGCAAATAATGGAATATTAGCGGGGAATCCGGGCTTAGTCCAAAGCTTAATTCCAGCTTCAGCTGAATTCATGAACACTTGAGCAATCTGTATTTTTCTATTACGCTCAAACTGTTTTTGCTCCAGCGCTCTCTTTTTATCATCAGCTTCTTTATCAAGTTTCGCGATTTGAATTTGATACTCTTGCTGCGTTAAAACACCAAATTTACTATTGTCTTGTAGTTTTTTCTTTTTCTGGTCAATACGCCTCATGTCTGCTTCATGAAGCATATTTTCTCTCTTATTCCTAGCATCAGCAAACATGCTTAAAATATTCAAAGTTTGCTGTGCATATCCAATATATTTATTTAAATCTTCTTCCCATTTTTCTTGTTTTTTTAGTCTGATTTTTTCATCAAAATCAATATTGATTTTAACTAATTCTTCTCCAGTTGCATTGGTAAATAGTATTGCCTGTTTTCTTTGTTCTTCTAATAACGCGATATCAGCATCAAGTTTTTCTTTACGATTTTTTGATTTTAACCCTACAACCTCTAGTCTTGTAATTTCACTTTTATTATAAGCAGCTTCACTCTCCTGTACTTGTTTGAATTTTCGTTGTACCTGCTGGAAGAATTCATCAACTTCTTTTTCATCGATTTCAGGAATAAGATTCGGAGAAATAGTTACATCTACCTTTTTATCCATGGATTTATTCAGCGCATGTAACTTTGCAGATGTCTCTTTAAATATCAGCTCCATTCCATCTTTAAGCTGTTTATCATTGATAACGCCTGCCTTTAATGAAGCCTGTAGCTTACTTTCTTGCTCTTTTTTCTGTTCGAAAATTTTATTAAAAGCATAAGCCCAATCACTCATACTTGCTTTATTCAGCTCGTCTGTGATCTCTTTTATCAGATTTTTATAATCCTCTTTGGCTTTATCCAATTTTGATTTACGTTCTTTTTCATCACCAAGTATATCAGTAAATTTAGCACCATCAGCTTGAGCCTTTTTTGCAGCGGCATCTGCATCTGCTTTTGCTTTTTGCTGGTCTTTGATCGTTGCATCCAATAGGTCACCATTTAACCGGGCAATCTCTTGCCGGATACCATTTACTTTACTGACCGCCTCAACCAATGCCTGATTTTGTGCCTGAATTTCCTTTTGTGTAGCGGGCCGCTGTCTGGTATTATTCGTTCCGCCAATACTATTCCAGCTTTCTGTTACCGAAAATGTTCCTGTTTTCTCAATTTCTCTGGCCCTTTTATTATATGCATCAAGCTGCTTCTGTGCTGCTTTCAACGCAATATTTTGTTCTTCAATAGCACTTTGGTTAACCACTTTCAATCGGTCTTTTTCATTCTTAATGAATTCCGTAACCCTCGATGTACTTATAGAAATGGCATTCCCGTATCTGTCAAACTGGGTAATTGCTCCGGGTATTGCAGCAGCAACCTGGTTGATGATGTTTCGCATTTCATCCTGCTCTGCCTTGCTTTTGTTTGTTTTTGTTGCCAATTCATCATACCTGGGTAATAATGGAACTATATTGGACTGCAGGCTTTTTATTGATGTCGCTTGTTCATTTACCTGTTCTGTAAATGATTTGACAGCCGGCATGGCCCCGTTTGCTCCTTTTACGATTGAAGTAAAAAAGTCCGCCAAGAAACTATTAGTGAACCATGAATTTATTTTTTTACTAAGTTTCTCCAGTTCCGCAGCAAGATTGTTGTTTTTCTTCGCGAACTCGTCCGTTATACTGTTTTGATTTCTGAGAGCAGTAGTAGCTGTGGTAACTTTTTTAGCAAGAAGCTCATTATTTGCTCCTAATTTACTTAGCACTTCACCAGCTCCTGATCCATCCGCATCGAGTTCTTTAAGGATTTTCGAGAAGGTAATGTTGTTTGCTCCTGCTTTTTTAGCCCCTTCAGCCACAGCCTGGAAAGCCGCAAGCATATCTTCATTAATCAGACGTTTAAATTCCTTTGTGCCAATGCCGGCAACCTTGGCAAACTTCTCTGGCTCAGCCCCGATTTTTTGGAACAGCTTGGTGATGGCCGTTGCTCCTCTTTCTGTTTCAATACCCAGTTCCTGGAACGTAGCGGCAATACCGAGTATTTGTCCGCTACTCAAGCCGAATGTTCTACCGATACCTGCTATTCTATTGGCAATATCAGTTACCACTGGAGCAGTTGCCAAGCCCTCGGCACCGAGCGTATTTAATGCATTACCGATTAAAGTAACATCGGTTGCATAGTCTCCGGATTTGATATCAGAAAGGTTGTTTCTGAGCACAGAAAGGGTAGTGGCGATTTCTCTTGCACCACCGCCAAATTCATCACCCAATGCCACTACGATTCTGTCAATGGCTGCTACATTGGCTTTATTGGCAGCTTCGCCAATCTGACCTAATCCAACTCCGATTTCTCTTAATTCTGCCGTTTTTGTCCTGGTATCTATTTTGCCGAGTTCAGAATTCAATTCCTTTACCGATCTGGCACTTATTCCGGTACTTTTTTCAATATCACTTAAACTGTCACTGAGTTTGGCATTCCCGCTTACAATTCCGCTCAAATAGCCCTGGAGAGAAGTAAGTGCGGACTGAACGGTATTTCCGATCAATACCCCAAAAGCCACACTTCTGGCATTTTTCATCCAGCTTGTTTGGGCTTTTTCTACTGAATTCATCGCATCTCTCAGGTTTCCCAGTTGGGAGCTTGCTTTTTTGAAGGAATCAAATTTTGCAGCATATCCCGGAGCATCCTGGCTCATTTGATTCAGTTCGTTACGAAGCCTACTCACATATCGTTGTAATTGAGATAAGGATGGTGAAATCCCACTGTCAATTTGTTTTTTTAAATTTTGTGTGGCAGTCTCATTATCTCGCAAATTTTTATTGTAGCCATTTACTTTCCTGCCTAATTCATCGTATTGGTTTTGCAGTTTTTTTATACTTCCACCGGCATCGCCAACTTCTTTTATTTTCTGAAGTAGTTTTTCCTGCTGGGCTCTGGCATCTTTGATTTTGTTGTTAAACCCATCTGCTTTGGTTTGCAGCCTGCCAAGGGCATCTTCTGCTGCAGCTTGGTCTATGTAAATGACTACTCTTTTGTTTTTAACGTCAGACATTATTTGATTTTTAATGCATTAACAACAAGATCTCCCTGGCCATTTGAAACGATATCGGCTAGTGAGTCAATATTTTTATCAACCACTGGTTGGAACCATTCTTTAGCTTTTCTTGGATTGTTTTTATCATGCCCACGACTTACGCCTTTATGCAGGAAAACAGCACTTCTTGGCATGGAATAGCTGATTTTATTAATCAAATCAAACTCCTTCCGGAGGCGGCTCCTAAATGCGTTTCGGAGTGGTACCGGGTTCTGCGAGTAACTGTATGTCCTAATCCCTAGTTTGTCAATTTGGCCTTTTACTTCGGCCTTAATCGTATCATCCCAGTTTTTTATTTTATCGTTAAACTGGTCAATGTCTTCAGGGTTAAACATAGAATTGATTTAAAAAAGCCCCGCCTCGGTTATCCGATAAGCGGGGCTTTACATGTTACGAATTGAATTTATTTTGCTTCAGATGGAGTAGGAGTTACAGGTTTTTGCTGCTTCTCTTTCTCTTTGATGCTGTTGTCTTTAATTTTAATTAAATACTCAGCAGTCGGTACATCGATTTCAGAAAGCGGACCCGAATAGGATCCTGTATTTTTGATGACATCAGCTTCAGCAAGGCATTCAAATCGTTTTGCCACATCTTTGTTTTTGAAATCCATAGGACTTATTTTATGGTAAAAGATTATGCTCTTTCAGTGATGGCACCGGTATAGAAGTACTTGCAGATAGCATCTACAGTAATTTCGTAACCTTTTGCACCACTTTTAAGCGTTCCGCTTTGGAAGCCTGCTTTTGAAACCAATGCTGGGGCATCAGCATTTCCGAACTGGATAAACTTGCTTCCGCAATCGTCCTGAACGAAAAGGATCAGATCCTCATTCAAAAGGTTATTTACAATTTCGAGACCTACAGGGCCATCTCCAATCAAGAAGATTTTTGGACTGTAAACCAAACGCTGATTCTGCATTTCACCTTGGCTTTCACCTGGGGCCTCAATGCTGTCCCTTTTTACATAGCAGGCAAGGGCTTCTTTGGTGGCAGTCCAGGCATGTGCAGTGGCAATGGTATAAGCTTCACCAATCACCGGTACGGCGCTTATAGTTGGTTTCTCCAGTGTGGCAAAATCGCTTTTCAAACTGATCCAGGCTTTGATGTATCCTGGTTCCTGATTGCTAACATCAGATTTTTTATAGCTTTTGTAACGGCCAGTATTCATGGCTTTTAAATTTTAATGTGGGGAATGGGGTTTACAGAACCTTTAAGATGCCGCTTTTCAGCGCGATCAGTTCATCCTGCAGATTTTCATCCACAGCAATTTCTTCAGCGGAAACCGCAATTTTTTTGTGGGTGATTTTTGCAAAATTGAAACTGTATTTAACGCCATCTTTTTCAAAAGAAAGAGACGAAAAATCAGCAACTTTTTTGCCTGCAGCAGGAACAGAAGGAGCGGCTTCAGAAAGTTCATCAATGGTCTTCATCAAAAGCTTATTGGCTTCTAATGTGGAATTGAGTTCTGATTTAGCCAGCTTAAGCTCTACGATTAGATTTTCACGATCAGCAGCAGCTTGCTCATGCTCTTTTTTAAAGGCATCAAAATCTTCCTGAAGATCTTTATTCTCGTTTTCGAGCTGATTAACCTTCTGTTGAAGCTCATCCTTTCCCTTTTGCAAGAGGGCTGACAGTTCAACTTTATCCTTGAGTTCTGATTTCAATTTATCAAAAGACTCCAGGCTTAAATTTTCTTTACTCATGTCTGAGATTTTGTAAGCTGCCCACTAGGGGCAGCTTGGTGAATAATTTATGCTAAATCCTGATCGTTGTGGAACACAAACTCAGGCACCTCAAAGTTTAACGCTTCCCACCAGTCAGTATAGGCACTCACAGTACGAGGGGCGAACTCTTTTACCAGCATGGTTTTGCTGAGAGCAGCCTTCTTCGTAGCTCTGATCCTATTATTGGCCAGAGAAGTCCACAGCAGGTCTGATCCAGCATGGCTTTCTAAGCCCTTAACTACAACGCCAGGGAAGTCTTCCAAAGTAAGTAGTGCACTTACACCGGTATTGGTTAAGAAATTGAAGTCCTTGCCATATTTGGCACGCTTTCCTCTGCGGTACTTTATTTCATTCTCAGGACTCATACAAATAACATCCATTTTCTTTCTTAAAACAGAAGGGATTGCTTCGAAGAATCCTTCTACCTGAGTACAGAAATCTGCATCGTCTGCAGCTGGAGCTCCAGTAGCGATTGCACCATTTCCCAAATTGGTTCTTCCTGCGGTATTATACCCACGGATTACTTTTCTCAATCCGTCCATGGATGTACCAGCTGCGCCTGCAACACCATCCGCAGGTGCCGCATATACACCGGCAAAATATTCGGCAGTCTCCAAATCTTCATCAGCTTTTGGCATAACATGCTGTTCTAACCACCAGCGAACAAAAGGCCATTTGGCTCTTTCAACCTCTGCAATATTTGCCATGAAGCCAAGATAGGTTGCCTCTAAATCGTCCGGAGTCTCCTGCAGGTCAATTTTCAATTTGAACAAATCAAATTGATTTGGCTTGAAAGTCATTGCAGAAATAGGGGTGTATGCTTTTTGGAAAGGCTGGATGACTCTGTTCAAAGACGCAAAATTAGCCCTGAAAATGGTGTCATCAGTTGGCCTGTCCAGGAACAGCATGGCTGTTTCTTTCGCCTTATAAATCATATTTCTCAGGTTCTTCTGGTTGTCAGAACCTGGTTTGTAATAGGCGCCAAATTGGGCCACTACTTGTGCTACTTCAATAGACATTTTTTAAAATTGAATTGGTTTAAAATTGGGTTTGTTTTAGCCTTTTTCAAGTAGGGCCACTACACTTTTTCCAACAGTTCTTTTTGGAAATCCATAGCCATGGCATCAGTTTCTTCTTCTGGTTCACCTTTGTCTCCATCTTTACCGGCGCCGGAAGCTCCAGGTTTGCCATCTGCAGATTTTAAATCGGCGTTCTCCTGGGTAAGGTTGTTGACTTTGGTTTGCAGGTCTGTTACTTTTTGATTGGCCTGGTCTCTTTCAGTGGTTAACTGAGTTACCTGAGCCTGCAAAGAATCACGTTCAGTGATAACGGTTTCCATGCTGTCTACATGGGAGTTTTCCAACTTGATTTCTTTTGCATCAGTTACTTCAGTACTGATACCAATCATTTTCAGGAAATTATTCCATTTCATAATTGTCTTTTTAGGGGATTGAGTTTGAGATGTGGTTTTATTACTACCGCCAAGCTCTAAGGCTTTGTCAATAGCAGTTTGAAAATTTCCGATCGAGTTAATTAATCCCTTTTGCATGGCTTCTTCAGCCACATAATGAGCCCCGGTTAAAACATCGGGATCTGCGTCCGGGAGCGCATTTTTAATTGCAGAGGTAAAAACACCATTTAATGGGTCGAGCCATGTATTAATAAGGGGCCCGTAATCGGACTCTTTTTTGGCATTATTCCCATTGGCTTCCCGGAATTGGATATTCTTTTTTGTGGATGTGGACGCATACACTTCATGCACCTTCACCCCAATTTTTTCATAATATCCTTTCCAGTCAACCCAGGAGCACATGGTGCCAATAGATCCAATTACAGCTGTTTTGCTGGAAGCAATTCTGTAACTGGCTGATGATCCAATCCACATAGCTGCGCTGCACATCATGCCATCTGCGTAGGCAACAACAGGCTTTTGGGATGCAAGGATAGTATCAGCTAATTCTTGCGTTCCGGCAACAGACCCTCCGGGGCTATCAATCCTTAAGATTATAGCGCTCACCCCGGGATTCTGATTTGCCATGGCAATTTTCTCTGCAATTGATTTTGTGCCAACTGAGCCACAGTAGTCATATTTCATGACGGCACCCTGAAGCTCAATTAAGGCAATACCTTCTTTTTCTGAGTCTTCAAGGCTTCCAATGATTTTCCCTTCTGAATTTATTAACCAGGAAAAAGCCTTTGGCTTGTCATCCTCATCATCATCTGCGAGCGAATTGATCTCCCCAGAAAACAACTTATGAACCATAAGAGACAGGCTTTCCGCATAGGAAGGCAAAAGCATCCAGTCGGTATTCACTGCCTGTAAAATTGTTTTTATGTTCATCGTTTTCTTTTTAAAAGTGTGCGGAGCCTATCCCGCATAAGGCATCTCGAGAGTTGATGAGTTATTGGCCTGTTCGCCTGACAGTAAAGACTGAATATGTTGAAACCGGTGAGGATCCTGATTGATAACCGACCAGCCGATATTGAGCATAAGGTTTAATGGTACTGAATGAAAATGTTTTTTGACCATCCCCATTTGTCCGGGTCAATGAGTCAATACTTTCCCATTTTCCTGACTTAACATTGCCTTGTAAATACCATTTACCGCCAACGGTACCAGAAACTTTTTTGTCATAAACAGAAACTGAATGAGTTACTGCATCAACAGGAACAGGAACGTAGGCGGTATCAGCACCATCCAGCGTGTCTTTTACAACACCGGAATTCGCTGTAGTACCGGGAATGGATTTTACAATTTGTGCAGATGAATCAACTGCGCTAAATGCAACCATGCAAATGATGGCTAGCATCGTTGATAAGATTTTTAAATTTTTCATTTTTTAAAATTTGGTTTAATTGCTTAGGATACAAATCTGATTTATATTATTGCTATCAGAAAGGACAGTGAAACCCTTTATTCAAGATCCTTTGGTACCTTGTACTTCCTGTATAATAAATACCATTTATAGGATGTATATCCGATAGTCAAAAGCCCAGAAACGGCTCCAATTAAGAACATGAAGTCGCTTTTTGTAGCGTGTGAAATTTTAAACAGGAGGAGAGTGGCGATAGTTCCGCCCCAGCTTATACCATCGTTGTTGAAGTCTGCCATTTTATTACTTTAAGAAGGTGGCTGGATTAGTTTTCTTTTCGTGGTATCTGCTGTGAAATAGCCTGGATAATCTGCCCAATTGATGTGGCCGGCAGCTTACCATAATCACGGTTATTAATGATCTCCAGAACCATTACCCAACCATCTACAGAGAGGAAAACAGGTGCAGACTGGGTAAATGCAGATGATTGATAAATCCTGCCATTCAGCTTCACAAATTTTACCTGACTGAGATCAACTGTGAGTGTATCCACATTCAGCCTGGCAACCTCTTTGCTTCCTTGTGCAAAGTGCAGATCAGTTGCTTTCTTTGCCTTTTCAATAATATCATCATACTTATCCTTTGGCTGGGCCTGAACTGATGCGGAAACTGCGAATACCAGTAAAAGGGAGAAGATCAGTGTTTTAAATCTCCATCCGGATGCTTCATTTGTTTTTTTCATGCTTTGTTTTTTTATAATGAATGAATAATTAACTGCAAGCACCTCCGCTTACATAGTTTTGAGTAGAAGAAGATGTTGGAGAAAAACTGTTGATTGTGATATCAAAAGAGGATATAGTTCCCGAATGGACTATCGTTGAATAGCCTGAACCAGAAAATCCTGAATTTATTGTAAAAGTTGAACCTGCTGTGATACTTCCTCCGTTAATAGAATACGACCAACTGACGTCTACATTTGTGTCTACTGCGGTGGACGAAGTGGCTCTAATAGTTACCTGATTTGATGCGTCGTAAGTAATTTCAAGGCATATAATTACGTTTGTCAGGGATGGCGGGTAAACGATCTGCAAAATATACTGCCGTGCGCTTAGTGTGTTGGTTACTTCAACTGCTGCGTTCAATGCAGGATAGTAAAACCAGTAATAAGGGCCACCGCTTACCGTTCCACTGTTTCGAGGTATTCCAGGATAGGATGAAGTACTCGCAGAATAAAATATTTCATCACCAACGGCAAGCGGACGGTTATATAAGCTATACACATCAAAGTTGTTTGGCGAACCGCCCGGGGCTGCGGCAAGCGCATTTGTAGAACTTGAATACCCATCCCATCCATCACCCCAAAAAGGGCCAGTAAGCGTATGAGCATAAAAAGGTGTAGCAGAAACAAAAACAGACTTAGGAACAAGCTGGTTCATGTCGTACCCGCTGATCGTGTTTATGTTCACGTACTGCTGGGCCATTGATTTTGTTACCACCCGGCTGTCACTCGGAAATGATTGTTTAGCCGTGAATACACCGTTTGTAACTGCATCATTCAACGCCTGTCTTGTTACCATTTGGTTGCTGGCTGTTCCGGCCCATGTTGTTGCGAAATGTCTATTACTGAAAGCTGCTACGATTACGAATAGCAGCCCAATAATTATCACATGTATTTTCTTCATTTCTTCACCAGTTTTTCAAGTTCTGCAATGCGTTGTTCCAGTTGGGCAATTTTGTAAGTATGCACCGTTGTATAGTCCACTTTAAAAAATCCGTCATCCGCTTTGTAAACTGCATACGGTAAAATTGGTTTTACCTGCTGCGCTGAATAACCCCACTTGTCTTGGCCGGAAGGTTTGAATGTGTACTGAATAGCATCTATACCGTCTGCGCTCATAACGGTTTTGTGTACTGTCTTTTGCCGGATGTCGGAAGATTCGTAGAAAGCGGTGGCGGTTACGGAACTTCCGAATATTGAAGCCCCTGCGTCATTAATGTAAGCCAATGTAGTTCCGCCCCAATTTTTAAAAACAATAGAGCCGCCTGCATATCCGGGGCCAAATAAAGTAGAATAAACACCGCTTGCATAAATTTCGCTTGAAAACCTGCCGGTTCCGCTAACATCAAGTTTATAAGCAGGAGCCAATACACCAACGCCAACATTTCCGCCGTCAGGGTTTAAAGTTATATTCGTAGCTGTGTTTGCCCAGTTTGTCCCTTGAATGGAAGAATATCCGGTAGAGTTTACGCCTATTCTTACTTTTTGTGTCGCACCTGACGACCCCGCTTCCAACGAATACCCCGAAGAGTTAAATAATGCAGTAACACCTGATATTGCCCCATTAAACGAAGCCGTACCATCATAGTTTAGTAAAAGCGATTGAGTTAATGCGGCCCCTGGAGTTGCCGTAACTTCAAACACTAAGCTACCTCCGTTATTGGTTGATGAATTGGTATTTATTTGGCTCCGTATTCTTGCTGATTGGTGAATACCTCCTGATGACGCTCCTCCGGAATATACCCTGTTTTTAAAAAGTAATGCAGCACCGAATCCATCATAAGGATTGTATGGGCTTTCTCCTATTAATGTAAGAGCATTTACAGGCGTTGTCCTTGCTGATGCGTTATCGGTTGCATAAATATCTGTTAACCCGTTAGGATCAATATAAAGCCTGTTGTTATCGCCTCCGGTTGCTAATGCTAATGCGCCAGTGGATTGTAGCTGTGAGTATGTATTAAGCCCTGACCAAGACGGGTTTAAGGTAAATGCAAGTGTTCCACGATTAAATACAGTTACTCCTTGAAAATTCGGAACTGATACTCCTGCATTTGTTACGGATAATACTCTCGTTGCATTCTGCGAAAGAAGGCCGTAACCTGAATTAGAATTAAAATAAACATCACCACCACTTAATATCATGTTATAAGTGGCGTTTACTACAACCCCATTTGCAGATATATTTCCTGAAAAACTGGAACCGCTCAATTCAGCCAATCCACTTGAACGATAGGCGTAAGGACCAAGACCAAGCCAAGACTGTATATATGATGCGCTTGCATCCTGATGTGTTGATAAAGTGTTATTCCACACAAGCATATAACCTATACCCCCACCAGTATAAACTGCGCCATTATATCCATTCCACCCTGCATTTCCCGCACTCGTTGCATAGGTGGCCGTTGCAGCGTTCCCTGTTGTATTCTGATTCCAGGTTGGAACGGTGCCGGTGATTTCTCCCCAACTGTACGATGGCTTACTGGCCGCTTTTGCCCAAGCATAAATCGTTGGATCTGTTTCTGTATAGCTGGTTAAGTATGTGCTGTTATCATAGCTGATTGTAGTACCTGAAATCTTCACAAAACCGGTACCGGATAAAGCCGGTTGGCCACCAAGTCCGGCCAATGTGTAGGTAGGTATATTCAGCACCCCTGTGGTATTATCATATGAGGCCGCCCCAGAGCTTCCGCTGGTAGTGAGCGATTGTGCCGCCCTTGACCGTGCAGCAGTCCAGTAGTAGTTGCTGCCCTCTGAAATATGCGTTGTGAGCAAATTCACGTTCCCCGTAAATCCATTCACCGATTGAACCGGTGCATCCGGAGTAAGCAAGGCCAGCCAGTTGCCAAGTGTAGAGGCCGGAGAGCCAATTAACCGGTAGTTTTTATTCTCATCAGTCCGGATTGCAATTGCACCCACATTGGCCCCTGAAATAGCCAGCATTGCCGCCTGTGATGCCACCACATACGTTTGCCCTGTCTGAGTAAAGTCTATCCGGCTGGCCGGTATTTTGCCAGAAGCATCGAGATCAGCATATCCATTTGCTACTCCTTTATTTGCCAAATTCTCAGGAGTAAAGCCCAGGGCATTCTGCTTTGCGTTCCAGGTAGCTGCAGAGCTGATGTAGGCATCAGCAATTGGAGATGCCTGCCAGGTACCTGTTATAATCGTACCAACCGTGGTAATGGCTGCAGATCCTTCCAGTGGGCTTTTAGTTTGGATCCGGGCCTGTAAAGCTGCAGCAGTATCAGCAGAACGATTTGGGAGCCATCTACCGGCAAGAATAGTGGTAGAATCAGCCAAAGTAATTAAAGCAGGTACACCGGTTATTTTACTCCAGGATAAAGAGGAGATAAATGATGGATCTGCATAAGTGCCGGATCTGGAAACTTTATTTAAAAGTGAATCCTGAATATCATTGCTGAGTGCATATGTAGTGCTAAAATTGGATGGCACACCGGTAAGCTCCAACCAATCTGGAACATAGGAGATAGGCTTATAACGTGCATCAGATTGTGCCTTTGTGTACCTGGTTAAAAGGCTATCAGGAAGACCAGTAATATCTACCTGATGGATTATGGTATATTGACCTTTTCCACCACCAATGTTTTTAAAGTAACCAAGTACATTCCTGGTGCTGTTTTTAATGGTAAGCTCCGCAGATGATGTATCTCTGGCTTTGATGATCACATCTTTTCCATAAATGATATTAGGAGCCTGTGAGTACCCGGCTGCAGAAATCAAAAGGAGTAAAATGAAAAAGTACTTTTTCATGCTTATTTTATTTGAATGAATCCGTTTCCGAACCCAGTTAGGTCAATGGTGAATGAAGTGGTCAAAGGAGGCGCCTGGTCGCAAATAATTGGAACATTGGCAAGTGAATAATGCGTGTCATCATCAAACCAAACCTGAATCAGCGGGAAGTTTCCAAAAGCTGCTTTTCGTTCGGTAGTCCATGGGATCACAACTGTTCCTGTTCCTGAAAATTCAATGGTTTCTGTTTGGTTGGCGCTGTCTCCGGCAGGAGTACCCGGATCCGCTTCAGGAAGCCCTGGAGGAGGGGTAGAAGGAGACAGCTCAAAACTGGGTAGAATTAACCCTTTGTGGATTGATTCACCAGCAAAAGCAATTTCATTTTTTGTTGTGTTGAAGTATCCTTTACCAGAATCGAACTTGTGCCCGAATTGAAGTCCGCACTCTTTATTTCCGAGCAAAACCCAGAACCCACCGGCACGTAATTTTCCAACCACAATAAATTCATGGTATGGCATATTCTCCAGGATAACTCTATTTGCCCTTCCTTCTCCAAATTGCACTCCTTCAACCTGAGTTTTATAAAACGGGCCGGCCGGAGACATATCCTGCATTTCTGTAAAGCCAACTGTTGATTGAGGCACCTTTACCGGGCCAAACCATGAAGCCCCAGCAACCAACTGAGGTTCATCAGCCAGTTCCTGGTTGTTTTTCAGCGCCGGCCAAACAGAAATCTTTTCCTTTGGAATGTAGTACCACTCAACGAAACCACCATCGTAGAGCAGACCGGTGTAGAGTGTAGTTAATCCAGAATAGCCTGTTTGCATAAAGCTAAATTGGATTCAAAAACTTCCTTTATAAAGGACAGTATTTAAAACAAAGTTCCTTGTAGCGCGTTGGTTACGAGTGGAGATGTGTAGGAGACAGCTTTTTCAGAATATTTCATCCGGATTCTGTATTCCATTTTTTTAATGCATTCAAAAGTGATGTCTTCATCAATTTCAAGATTATACTTGGAGCAAAACTCGAGAAGTGCATCCTTTCTTTCAATGCCCAGAAGATCAAGAGCCTGGCAGTACATGAACAACTCTTCCTCAAACTTATCCTCGATCAGCTTATTGATGTAAACGACCTTTTTAGCATTTACATCGGTGCCGTAATAGTATTTTTCGAGCCATCTGATGGGAAGGAAGATGGTAAGCTCTTTGTCGTATACATCAAAAGTTTTGTAGATGACTTTTCGGGACTGTTCCGGGAACACATTTTTATCCAGGACAACAGCTATGATTTTGCCGAGATAAGAACCGGTATCAAAGGTGACAGGGGAGCCATAAAGTACTTCGATGTACTTTTTCAGGTATGCCTTGGTAGGTATTTTAACTGAAAAATGCCCTTTCATTTATGCTATGAATTTCGGGAAAAAACTATATAAAAACGATAATACGAGCAAAAAAGTATAAAAATGGCTTAGTAGAATGCAATTTTCTGAAACCAACAGACCAACAAACCAACATGTACCAACAACGACCAACACTTACCTACAAGAAATAGACTATAGAATAATATAATTACATTGTAAATCAGTACTTTATATTTGTTGGTGTTTGTTGGTCTATGTAGGTAAGCTTTTTCGGCAAAATAGTAAGAGACAGTAAAAACACTAAAAAAGGTCATTTTAAGCCAAAAAACGGGAAAATGCACCAGGATCAGCTGTTGGTATCAGGATGATTTTGTAGGTAAGGACCGGCGGACCGGAAGGTTTTATCACCTTTTTGTTGGTCGTAATAGCTAAACTGTAGGTTTTGTGCCGGCAATGGCCAGCAAAAATGCCCCAGAAGTATCTGAGGCATTATCCTACCGGGGGGAGTAGGTATCTAAAATATGTAATTGAATTATTTAATATGTTATAGCGGTTCTACCTTTTAAAATTGATTCTTACTCAATCTCCCTTCTTTAAATGCTCTATTTGTTTTTTCAGTTTGGTGATAACCCCTCTCAAAGCTCTGGACGTCTGTTCTTCGACCTTTAAGCGGTTTTCTGCATCCATTTTTTGATTTTGCAACCGGGCATTCTCGTCGATTAACTCTATATGCCTTTTTGCCATTGCTTCGCTTGCGTCTGCGATGCGGAGGAGAGCTCCGACTTGTAGTTGATCTCTTTCTAAAGTGGTCTGATTTTTACATCCATATGTTTTTCGGGACTCTTCCCTGTAGTTTAAAAAATTGCTCATATACGTATAATTTAGGTTTTTGAAAATTCTATATTCCAGTCTTTAGTCTAACAATTTGTCATCTGGGATAAATCCAGTTCCTTTCCCTCCAACTGCATTTATAAAATCAACTTCAACTTTTGCTGAATCAATTATTACTGATCCAACTTCCTTTATTGCTTTTGCGCGTTGAATTTCTTTTTCTAAGTCTAGTTCTGGATCCTTTAGTCTTTCAAGAGTTTCGAATAAATGATTTCTTAAATCACTGATTTTGTTTTTCATATTTGTTAATTTTTCTGGTTACAACTGAAAGGGTTTGAATTGTTTTTTTGATTTCCTCAGGATATTGATGAATTGAGTTCCTGATCATGTTTTCCTTTTTTGTGATGCACTCTAAGTTGTCAATTACAGTATTCAATGTATTCTTGTCTTTGAATACTATTATATGGCCATCAGGAATTTGTCCATTGTGTTGCTTCCATAGATAAACATGATACATTTCCCACTTTCCTAAGCTTAACCTGATCCATTTGTAAGGTGGGGAATTCCTGTCTTTGTGGCCGTTCCTGGTTACAATATCGAGGTCTTTGAAGCCTACTGCATTATGTGGTATTTGTCCCTTTTTGAATCTTGTAGCGGCTGTCTTTTCTATTGACTCTCTGCTCATGTAATCTATCTGACGTTTGCCTTTATTTTTGGGTATGTCTCCGGGTTTTTTTCTAGATGCAATTTTTCTTTCTTGAATTATATCTTCAGGTATTATTAGCCCTAGTCGTTTTAATCTGCTTTTTACATATGTGTCAGACTTATTGATCTTTCTTGCTAATGTTTTTATAGGCATTTTCAGATACTCATTAGTTATAATTGAATCATATTCATGTATTTTCAAATCTAGAGTCTTATTAATAGCGATACTCTTAAAATTTGAAATTGTTGATTTAGGAATCCACAAATTATTATTCCTGATAAATCTTTGCACTACACCTTTCCCAACATTTAAAGTTTTTGCAATGTCAGTCCCACTAATCTTTAAATAGTTTTTTTTGATATAGTTCTTTTGTATTTGTGAGAGACTAATCTTCTGCATAATGTATTAGTTTGAGTATGATTTATTACTGTATACAGCTGGAGGCCTTTCTATTTTAGATTCTTTTTGATTACTGATTTTTCTAACAGAAATGGATCTTTTTCTATTAATGTGCTGGTTGTTTCCCCATCTCCTGTAAGCAGCCTGGTACATTTGATGCACTTTATCAAATGGGCAACAAAGTATTTCGCTGACTTCTCGCATTTTCATATTCTCCTCTGTAATCATCTCCCAGATAAGGGATAATGTGGCGTCATTAAAAATCTTTGGCATCGTTACTTTTTTAAAAAAGTGATGAAATGAAATATCATTAATGCAGCAAGTATGGCTACAAACAATACTTGCCATCCACCTATGAGTAACGATTCTGATGATTCAGCTTCGCTAACTCTTTGCTCTGGTGGTATTTTTTTTGAGTCTTTTTTCATGCTGTTTATTTAAAAATATTTCTCTCTGAATTAAATTAAGCTCGATTCGATCGAACTTAATTACCCATACCCAGGGGTTTGCTTCCCATGATTGTTTTCCGTTAATGGATTGCCAAATAAATTGAAACCCGTTTTTGTAATCAGAGTGGTTATTGAGTTCTAATTGAAATTCCCCTTTTTCAGTGTTTGGGCCATCTCTGAAAATACCTCTTTGAGCGCCCTCTGCTTTTGCATCCTGTTCGCTTATATCCTGCAACCTTTCAACCCTTACCGATTTTACTTTCAGGAATATCCGGCAGGCTGCTTTAGGCATAAATAGTGAGGGCCTTTTATACCAGCCCATAACATTTGCCTCACGCTTTGTAATTATCTCAGATGGCTTACAGCCTTCATAACAGTATAATCCATTGTTATCCGAAACAGTAAAATCAACAAATTTCCATTTTTGTTTGCCTGATTTTGTTTTCCCGTTTTTAATCCACCAGCCATAAGCGTAGTATGTCTCCCTCACCAAGAGAATATCTCCAGGATGGCCGTATGGGCATTGTACCTGGTTTTTATGCCCATCAATGGAATTTAGAATATGATATGTTTTTAAAGGGTTAGGATCATTTTCTTTCTCTTCATCCCAAAACCTGCAAATTTCTCTGTATTCATTTTGGTTTATAAATGAATCAGGTACTATGTTAAATTTTTCTAAACCTTTCGTTCTCCTTGTTTGTGTCTTTGTCACATTAATGATTGCCTGAACCATCGGTGTGCTGAATAAAATTTGAATGAATTTCATGTGTTGGTTTTTACTTTACGAGATTTACTTCTCCGTTCCAGCCTGGTTTGCCGCACTTACGGCGTTAAGTTGTTCTAAAATTTCCTCATGCATTAGATATACCATTCTTTTAGAGGTTAAATAAAGGCTTCCCCAGTCTTTTCTGCTCATTACATGTTCAACCCACCAAGGCATATCGTTTTTGCGTTTATCCAAGAACTCTACCACCCACAGAAAAGATCTGTCATTTAGTGGCGGTAGATTGCCATTGTGCATTACTCTGTAAACCTCAACAGAAAACCAACTATCGCATGGTTCCCAATTTATGTGTGATTCATCAACTGAATACTTTTCAAATAATTCTTCTTTTGTCATGGTTGGTTATGGTTTTTGAAATGATATAAAAGCTGCTCCATATAGAAGATCATCCATTGAAACCCCGAAGTATCTCGCTATTGCCATTATTTCTTCAATAGATGGGTTCGCACGACCGTACTCTAATTCTATAATTCGTTTGCCGTTTTTAAGACCAATACCCTCACTTGCTTCGCACCCCGACAAACCCCTCCACGCTCTAAGCACTCGACAGTTAGTTCTGAATTTTTCATAAACAGCATCGCGCACTTCAGATAATTTTACACGTTCGAGTTTATTATCTACTCTTTTCAGCAATTCAATCTTATTATTACTCATTACCATGTTTTTTAAGTGGCTAAAAGAATCCAATTACAACAAACCCGATCGTAGGGCCTACAACTGTATTCCACCCGATCAAACCGCCAACGGTGGCAAAGGATCGGGAAGTAGGCGCACCATATATTCTCCAGTCTACCTGCGTGTATTTATGCCGGTTCATACTGGTACCGACTGCAAGGGCATGTATTACTTTACTATCCGGGCCTTTCATTCTCATCCGGTACATGGTGGTTAGTACTGGCATGACCACGATCGTTTCCTCCGGCTTTACTTTATACCCGGACTGTGCATCGTCAAACCTTACACCGATGGTGGCCGTGAAATTGTCGAGGATAGTGCCTTTTCCGTAGATTCCACTAATGCCCAGGTATGCACTGGTGACGGTCGGGAACTTTTTATTGGCCTCTATGGAGAACCCTCCGACAAACATTTTAACCGGGTCGCAGTTTGATTGACCATAGGACGACTTTGGAGCGAAAAGTAACCAGATAAGGAACAGTGCAAGTATTACAAACAATGCCCTCTGGATTTTTGAAATTGTTTTTGTTTCCATATTTTGTTGTTTGATTTGAAAAAATTAAAATGGCGTTTCTTCTTCCGCTGTCTCAGCTACGGGACTTTTAGCATCTTTGAATTCAATGCTATCAATATCTATATGCCTGTTGGTAAAATCCTTTACTTTCTTTTCCCTAAACATGCCCGTGACCTTTATATCAGCGCCTGCAACCAATAGATTTACAAAATCCGTATCGTTGGTATAGCAGTTGATGTATTTCTTCTCGGTTCTGTCAAGAGATCCTTCTCTTTTTGTACTCTCAAAGTAGAAGGCGCTGAATACCAGCATGAACTTTTGATTAAGCTCTTTCAGTTCTGCATTTTTAGCTACTGTTAAGTCCATACTGACTTTAACCCGGTCATCTGTTACTTCATTGTCAAATCGCTCCATGTTGATGCCGATTTTGCTGTAATCAAACATGAAAGAGCTGGTATTTATGCTTTTGCCACCAGGTGCATCGAATCGGCTGGCTGAGTTATTACCTAAAAAGTGTTTGCTCGATTCAAAGTAGGTGATCAGTGTTTGCTGGTTAATTGGCTTTCCACCGGTTGTTTGCCTGAAATTTTGAGCGTAAAGAGGGTAGGCTTTTACCAATCTTAGGTAGATAATTTTGGTTGGATTATCCAATGGTATTGCAATGTTGTCTTTGCCAACAATTTTTCTGTAACTGGTTTGTTCTTCAATTTTAAAATCAACACCATCGAGAATGTCTCCGCGTTCAAATAGAAATTCTAAGGTTTTCCAGAAGGTGGCCAGGTTGTCCACTTCGCTGATCATTCTGCTCAGAGAAACTATGTTTTGCTTGCAATAGGTGAAAAGTTGATTGTAAGTGAATCCAAGTTGCATATGCTCCAGCATTACCTTGCCGGTTGCAAGTAGAATCGTATAGTTTTTAACGATTCTCTCCTTAAATGGCTCTCCTTCTTCCCGGAGAATTGATTTTATTTTAACCAGTTCTTCGTTGAAGTTTTGGAAAAAAGTGGCCTTGAATACTTTTCTCTGCGATAAAGCTTCAACCAGGCATCCATTCATGCCTTTCTGCGTCCAAGCGTACCAGGTATCATAGTTCTTTTTCTCTTGATCAGTTCTTTCTCCTTTATCGTTGAATTTTACGGGGATGGACCGCATCAAAACCGAGGCTCCATCCTTTGTTGTCAGTGTTTGTCCGGTCAGAATGACAGTGCAGTTAATTTTCTGCGTTTCCGTTTTACCTTTTATGCCCTTACCGCGATCCCGACCTTCTCCATCGTAAAACGCCTTAAATGCCCGGAAGTAATCTTCATCAATGGCATCTTCATCAAACTCATTGAAAAGCTGTGGGCAGTTCCTAAATCGCTCCATTCTATTGAAAAAAGCGAATACGGTGCCTTGATTCAAGTTAAATGGCTTGCTGTTCTTGTCGTAGAACAGATAGTATAAACCTTCAGCCCAGGTGCTTTTACCGCTTTGTACAAGCCCGTAGCCATAAATGAGCGGTATTTTCTCATACGAAGTAATGATGTCCTTAAAAAGGGAGACGAACGCATAAGTAATTAGGACCATCCCGGCATCACCATGCATGTTTATCATCATTTTGCTCCAGTCGGAAAATGTTACCGGGCTTTTCTGATAGCTGATGTACTTATCGTTCTCATAAGGGTCATCATCCATTACTTCTCTACCGTCTTCATCAACCCGGTCGCTTTTGTACAGATTACTTCCTGCAGGGCTGTAATAGTGTTTGTCTCTAACCTTTACAATTCCAAGATCGGAATACCTGGTTAGTTTCTCACCGTCATAAACGGCATCTGCATAGCTCCAGAACCCTTCTCCCTGCCAACCAAGGTATTTTAGCTCATAGGCAAATGGGAATTGGTTGCCGATAGCCCTGAACAGTCTTTTTAATTGAGGTTTGCCAAACCCTTCCATAGTATGGTAATTACCTCTATCCAGGAGCGTTTCCTCAAACTTATCCAGGCTGGTGAATACCTTACTCGGTAATTCAATCAAGGCATCAGATTTAAAGTGGCTGTGTAGAAGGGCTAATCTTCTGGTATTGCCAGCCATGTCAAATAGGTGAAACAGTGGCTTGATTACAAAATTGGTCATCTGTACCAGCTGGTTCCCGGATTGAGTGAAGTAAATGCCGGTATGTGGGCCTTGCTCTTCTCTCCAGTCCAGAGCGTAATTGTAGACTCTTTCTTTATTGGCCCAATCCGGAAGCTTGTGAGTTGCTTCATCTTCACCAAGCAAATGGTCTTCTGCAAGGTTTAAATAGTTTTTTAGGCCATTCGTTATATGGCTTTTTTTGATTTTTTGGGTAGTTACAATCATCTCCATGTAACTATCTCGTTTTACTTCATTGGAAATATTACCAAGCATCGCGCAAATTCCATCGATGCCTTTTTGTTTATCATCTGGACTGTCTGTTGGGTCGTAAAGTTTCTTTGCTTTCCACAATACAGCATCCTGAATGAGAGAGTAAATGTGATCTTTAAATGTTTGCAGTTGGTTCATTAATATGGCTCGTCTAAAAGGCTAGAAAATGGGTTGGTAGTAGATTATCTCTCTATGTATTCAATCATTTCATCTACAATGCTGGATGAAAGAATAAAGAAGGCTACTGTGAATACCATGCATACGCCATAAGAAATTAACATTGCATCGCTCATTACTGATTTATAGTTCAATGATGTAAGTGGAGTATTCGTATACAGCGGAAGCGTAAGAGAAAAAAATAATAATGAGATGAAGAATACAATGACGTTAAAAAATAGAAGTTTTACAATGAGTTTCATATTGGTAGATTTATGAAGCAGGCGCTTCGGTTAATAAATACTTTTTTGAATAGGAGTCAGGGTCTTCGCCCTCAGGAAGCTCAATTACATCAGTTCTTATGTTTTCCTGGAGACACAGGTCTATCGTTTTTAAAGCTGCATTTTGGCCAGATATGTCACCATCGGTGAAAAGCACAAAGTGCGAAGTGTACTTTTTCAGGATTCTGATTTGATCAATGGTGATGGCAGTACCGCTGGAAGCAACTGTATTGGGAATGCCTGATTCGTGCATGCTAATCACATCAAAATACCCTTCTACAATAAATGCCGGTGGGATAACGCCATGCTTATCTTTTGTGAAAGCTTTGGCAATTAGAGCCTGGTAAAGGCCGAACCAGGTATTTCTTTTCTTGTAAATAGGGGATTCATTTGGGTTGATGTATTTTCCCTGCAGCTGGTCTTTTTCTTTGTTACCGGTTGGGATCCATCTTCCGGCAATGCCAATCAACTGGCCATGTGCATTGTGAATAGGGATAATTAAGCGGTTTCTGTAAAAGTCATAGACTTTCCCCTCTTTACTTTTCACAAGCCCAGCTGTTTCTGCCGGGGTAAATAGATCTGCATTAATAATGGGAGTGGAGAGGAACTGCCATTCTTCCGGAGCAAACCCAAAACCCCAGGACAAAGCTGTTTCCTCTGATATTCCTCTATCTTTTAGATACTTCCATGCCTCATTAGTATCTCTATTGCCTGTAATTAGGGCTTTATGATAATGGTTGTAAGCGAATTCAATGGCTTTGTTCAAGGTGCCAATAATATCCTTCTGTTGCTCTCTCTTTTTCTTATCCGCTTCAGATTCTTCTTTGACCTCCAAAACGATGCTATATCTATTGGCCAGCCATTCAATTGCCGGCATGAACTCCAATCGTTCATGGTTCATTATAAAAGCGATTGTATCTCCTCCGGCACCGCAGCCAAAGCACTTATATGTTTGTCTTTTTGCGGATACCTGGAAACTGGGAGATTTTTCAGCATGGAAAGGGCAGCAGGCTTTATTGTTTCTATCCAGTTTGATAAAATTGGAAACTACATCAACGATGTCCATCCTGTCTTTAACTGCCTGTATTGATTCTTTTGTAACCATTGAATGAATTTTTAAAGGCAGGAGCAGCGCTTTTATACAATTGATCTATCGTTTTATTGCACTGCTCCTGGTAAGAACTTCCATCAATTCCTGTGATGGTTCAGGTTTAATCGGGGGATTATATAGTTACAGTGTCTTTAACAACCTCAACAGTTATAAACTTCTGTTTGTAGAATGTATCATCTCGCCCAGGCAAAGAGAATTCCACATCATAATCACGCTTACGAATAACAGTAGCGATCAATCTTTCACCTTTCGCATTAGTGTGATAGAACCGTGTTCCTTTTTTCAGTAAGCCTATTTTTCGATATTTGACTATCATACATGTTAAGTTTAAAATGTGCCAGTCTTACCTGGCAGTAGCAAGTGACCCACTTGCAGCGTATGCTCTTTAATTAATCATCCTATTGGCTACGTTTGCCTTGATGGTGTGGGGAGTGATGGATTCGAACCACCGACGCGCAGCCCTTCAAACTGCCGCTCTACCAACTGAGCTAAATCCCCGATTGAGTCCCTCTCTAGAAAGAGAAGGACTTTTTTCTAGCTTATGTACATATGAAAACAAAACCCGTTTTTAAAAGTGGACTAGTGTTACCTAGCCCACTTACATGCCAACTGCAATGGCGGTACTCGATTCTCGCTTCGAGTTATTTAAACCACAAGGATTCTTTCATTCACCTCTTTCACAGTAGTAATCTTTCCTTGTAGTATTTGTATTATTAAGCAGGCAAAAACATCTGGCATTCTTTCAGAAGAAGCTGAGTAATTTTTGAACCCGATCGTTGTTGAAACTTGATAATGATCTGTTCCTTTTTTATTGAAAGAATAGCTTTCAAATACCCTCTCTAAATCCTTTATTCGATAAGCCGAGATAGTGGCAACACCACCAGTAATGAAAACATTTGCATCCATCTGCCTGTAAATGTTCTCAGTATCGAATTCATAAGTAAAGGGGATGCAGAAATCTTTACCAATTTTGAAGCTGTATGGGACTTTGTTTGTGATTCCCATGTGGTAAAGCGTTGCTGATAGTTCTGGTGAAACAAATTCATCAGAAAAAATGGTTTCGGCAATTTGTGTATACATAAATTGAACTTTAAGCTGATTGTACTTGATCTATAAAAAGGGCGAGTGGGGCTTCATCCTGGTATGTCTTAGTTGAGTTCTCTTTGGCCTTATTGTAATGCTGCAGGAATAGTTCATTCTGTAGAGGCATATGTCTCTCAATCCATTTTACAAAGCCAAAGAATACCGGGAATTCAGGATGGAGAGGGTTATTGGTCTGTATCCTGAAAACACTGATCAATACTTTTTTGAAGTAGGCACTGTTATTCGCTATAAACAGTTGAGACATGTTTTCATTGATATTCTGCCACTGTACTTTTGATCCGCAAACCAATTTGCCATACCCGGCGAACTTTTCTTTATAGATAATTTGGTATTCCTCGTTCACTACAAGGTTTTCGGCTGCGGGGCGAATGATCGGGAAGCAGTTAAGAAGTAAACTGCCATTCCAATTCTCAGGTACAAAAATTGTCTTCAT